TGTTCGAAGCTGGTGTAGTATGGGCACCAACGGACAAGAAGTTTACGGACGAAGTAATAGAAGAGGTTGCGTCATTTCCTAATGGTGATCATGATGACTTTTGTGATAGTATGACGTTAGCTATAATGAGATTCCGGCAAGGGGGCTTTGTTTCCCTTGAAGGGGAAGACATAGAAGAAGATTATTACCCTCAGAAAAGGGAGTACTACTGATGGCACTACCACCACAACCAATGGGATCAATTGTAGATTCAGGCCTTATGCAAGGTGGACCACAAGAAGAAATGTTGGGACAAGAAGTCGAAGTAATGGCACCGGAAGGGTTTGAAGGTGGGGCAGAAGTTATCCCAGACGGAGAAGGTGGTGCTATAGTTCAAGCCATTGCAGAAGCAACGGGCATGGACATAAACGATATGATTGAGCATGACTCTAATCTAGCTGAGTATTTAGACGAAGAGGTTCTTACAGAAATTTCTATGGATCTCAGGGCATCGTTTGAAGATGACTTACAATCAAGAGATGCTTGGGAAGAAACGTATACTAAAGGTTTAGATCTATTGGGTGTTGGGAGCACTGATCGTTCTGTTCCGTTTGAAGGAGCTTCTGGAGTAACTCATCCGTTAATCGCTGAGTCGGTAACTCAGTTCCAAGCACAAGCGTATAAGGAATTATTGCCTTCTGGTGGTCCTGTTAAGACGAAAGTCCTTGGTGTTGCAAATCCAGAGACCGAGGGTCAAGCTACTCGTGTCAAGAACTTTATGAATTATTTGATTATGGAGAAGATGGAAGAGTTTGATCCAGACATGGATCAGATGTTGTTTTATTTACCGTTATCAGGTTCTACGTTTAAGAAAGTTTACTACGACGAGGCCAAAGGTCGTCCTGTATCTAAGTTTGTTGCAGCGCAAGATGTAGTGGTTCCATACACTGCTACTGATTTGGTCACCGCACCACGGATATCACATGTTTTAAAGATGACAGACAATGAAGTTAGAAAACTTCAAGTTAGCGGTATATATCGAGACATTGAGCTAGGAGATCCTGGTGATACTGAGGAAGACACTGTTGAGCAGAAGGTAGATGAGCTTCAAGGGATTTCAAGGACATATAAGGACGAACTGAGAAACATTTTAGAAATACACTCTGTTATGGAGATAGAGGGTTTTGAAGACAAAGACGAGCAAGGAGAGCTCACAGGGATAAAACTTCCATACATCGTAACGATAGATAGAAGTAAGGGTGATGTATTATCTATTCGCAAGAACTATGCAGAGAACGATCCTTTAAAACAAACGATTCAATATTTTGTACATTATAAATTCATGCCTGGGTTAGGCTTTTACGGTTTTGGTTTAACTCACATGATTGGGGGTCTTGGACGTGCTGCTACTAGCATCCTACGTCAGCTAATTGACGCTGGGACGTTGGCTAATTTGCCAGCGGGATTCAAGGCTAGAGGTGTAAGGGTTCGTAATTCGGATGACCCGTTACAACCGGGTGAATGGCGGGATATAGATGTACCTGGTGGCGATATAAGGAGTGCGATTACACCGCTTCCGTATAAAGAACCATCTGCTACGTTGGCTCAATTGCTGGCGGCTTTGATCGAAGGTGGACGGAGATTTATCTCTGTTGCTGATGAACAAGTCAACAACATGAGTGGCGAAACACCAGTAGGCACGACTGTTGCTATGCTGGAGCGTGGCATGAAGGTGATGTCGGCGATACACAAGAGACTGCATTACGGACAAAAGAATGAGTTTAGAATACTAGCTCGGATTGTTGCAGAGAATCTACCTCCTTTCTATCCGTATCAAGTTGCTGGAGCGAGTCCTGAAATAAAACAACAGGACTTTGACGGACGTGTAGATATCATTCCTGTTTCAGATCCCAACATATTCTCTATGGCACAACGGGTAGCATTGGCTCAGAGTCAGTTACAACTAGCGCAATCCAATCCAGAGATGCATAATATGTACGCATCGTATCAAAGGATGTATCAGGCGTTAGAAGTTCAGAACATAGACGAGATCTTACCTCCGATACCAGAGCCTCAACCAATGGATCCAGCGATAGAGAACGCGAGGGCGTTGTCAGGACAATTGCTTCAGGCTTTCCCAGATCAGAACCATGATGCACATATCATGGCGCATATGATCTTTATGAAAACGCCGCTTGTGCAGACTTCTCCACAGATAATGGGAACATTCTACGCGCACCTCCAAGAGCATTTAAACTTTAAAGCTACGAACCAAGCTATACAGGAGGCGCAAGAAATCATGCAACAAGTGCAACTATTAGCTCAATCGGGAGGCATTACTCCTGAACAGGCGCAACAGGAGATTGCTGACATACAGGCTGGTCTTAACGATGCATCTGCTTTAGCTAATTACGTTGCAGAGATATCGGCTAAGATGATGGGAGAAATCATATCAGAGTTAATCCCACCACCCAATGATCCGATGGCTGATCCTCTGGTTCAAATCAGAATGCAAGAGCTACAAATAAAACGAGACGATGTTGAGAAAGATAATGAAATAGACAAAGCTCGATTACTTATGGAAGCCGCTAAAATGGAACAACGGTCTGCTACAGATGCGGCTCGTCTTGAGGTTCAAGAAGAGATCGCAGAGGATCGAACCGAAGTGAACAGAGAACGTATTGAGGTTCAACGAGAGGCTATGGAAGCGAGAAACAGGAGATAGACTAATGCCACTTAAAAGGGGAAAGTCTAAGAAGGTTGTTAGTTCAAACATCAGCAAGCTAAAGTCTGAGGGCTATCCTCAGAAACAAGCTGTAGCGATTGCTTTGTCTAAAAAAGGCATGGCTCGTGGTGGCATGGTTAACTCTAGGTTTAGTCCTATATCTAAGCCGCAAAGGTTCTTAGGAGTATTTTAACTATGTGGGGAAGATTATTTAGTGTTTTGCTTCTGTGCATCCTCCTATCGGGATGTAGCACGTTAAGCTGCAAGGTTTTTCCTTTAGATAATTTTTGTTCATGGGGGGCGATAGATGAGAGTTAAGAAAAAAACTGTTTTAATATGCTTTCTTATAGCATTTATTATGGTTGGTTATTTGTTTTTTGCGGCTATAACACAAGCCGCAGATAGTAACACGGTTTCCTCGACTGTCATAGATAAATCGGTGGGGACTGCAAATGCGCCAGGAATAAACATCAATCAGAATGATTCTTGTGGTACGGCTAACTCCATAGCAATACAATCCCAGATCCTCGGCATTGCCAGAGGTAAGGCTATTATTGATTTGAATTGTGAGCGAATTAAATTAGCAAGGGTTCTAGGGCAAAGCGGTTTGCGCGTGGCATCAGTTTCTGTGCTATGTGGCGATCCCTCAGGCCGTGTGTTTGACGCTATGTGGAGGGCAGGCACGACCTGTCCATTTGGTTCTCTGTTAGATCAGGGCTTGATTGGCGAAGAGGCTAAAGTCATGTGGGCAAAGAACCCAACCATGATTCCCGAAGGTAGCCACTTTCGAAAAATGATTGAAACAGCCAATGTAGTAAGGGCCGAAAAGGAAAAAGCGGCTGAGAAGGCTAAGAAAAAAGAACTGAAAGAAAAGGCTAAGAAACAAAAATCTAAGAAAGTGAACAAGGATGAGACATCAACCACTAAGAAGGGTGGCCTGCTTCTTAGCATTGTTACTATTCTGCTCATCCTCTAAGGCAGATATAAACTGTGCCACAGATGTAGTCGGTTTATGCACCCCAACAACTGAGACAATTATCACCGAGACAGTAACCGAGGAGAGCTACTCGGAGGGAGATGGAATTACAACCATAACAACGACTGACACTCGTACTGAAGTAAATTCTGTTGTGAATGAAGATAGTGGCGACATCCTAGACCCATCAGAGGGATTTGTCTCAGAGTCAAAATCTGGAGAAGCCAATTATGATTGGGGAGGGCAAGGCCCAGCTTCGCAACGATCTGGGGCAAGTTGTGGCGCACTTGGAACGGACAAATGTAGCGAGGTTACAGGTTCAGGCACGTTCACATCAACGCTCGGAGTGGCCAATACAGGAACCACTTGGTATCAGTCTGTTGATGTTAGCTCTCTAGATGTCGAGAATGGCGGCAAGATATCTTACAGTATATCTGTTGATAAACAGGACAGCGCAGATTCCATTTCATTTTCTATTAGGGCGTTAAACGGAAATAGCGTTGTAGTGTCTGGTAATGACACTTTATCTGCGGCAGGTGTGGCAAGCGGATACCAAGTTTACACAGGAGGTTGGAACTTTGGTGGATCAATCAGTACATTACAGATCGAAATTGCTGGGAGAGATGTGGCATTATCTGTGGGGCCAATCTGGGATTCGGCACAAGTTTCGGTCGTCTATAATGTTATTAGTCAGGTTATTACGAACTCTATTACAACTGTCGAGCAGTGGGTCAGTCTTAATATTGGTGGAGATACCGAGTTAGAATTAGTAGAGGATTTAATAGGTAATAATGATTTTGAAGAGACAGATGGTGGCTTTATTGAGATAACGCCAATTACTGAAGACACAGAAGACTACTCTGACATGGATAGCGTTGAGGCTGAGATAGATGATATTGTGGCTGGCTTTGATGAAATACCTACATTTGAGGTAGAGATCCCCACATTTGAGATGCCAGATACAAATACCAATATAGATGTAGATACAATCGAAACAAATATAGAGGCTGAGATAGAGTCACAGATAGATATAGATACTAACCCCCCCGACCCAATAGCAGAGCCAGAGCCAGAGGTAGTTCCTGTAATTGAAAAAGCTGAAGAGGGCGAGATGGTAGAGGTTGAGCCAGAGAAAGAAGAAGTGGTCGTTGCGGAAAAAGAAGTTGAGCCAGAGCCAGAGAAAGAAGAAGTAGTTGTCGCAGAAAAAGAAGTTGAACCTGAGATAAAAAAAGAAGTTGAGCCAGAGCCAGAGAAAGAAGAAATAGTCGTGGCGAAGAAAGAGCCTGAGAAGAAAGTAAAGACTAAAGAACAGAAGAAGGCTGATAAGCAGAAAGCCGCAAGTAAGATAGTGAAGAAGATGAAGTCCAAGTCAAGTTACTATGATGATACTTCGCAACAGAAGACACTTATTATTATGCAAGTTGTGAGCGGCAACGCAAAGGATTTCTTTTTGAATCAAAATCAGTTAC